GGTGAGATGGTTGTTAAATCAGACATCCCTGCTCCTGTCTTGAAAGCTCTTGAAGAAGCTGCAGTAGAAAAGCGTCAGGTTGAACTACGCAAAAAAGCTGAAGCTGAACTACCTCACTTTGACGTAGAAGTAGCTATGGCTCTTCTAGACGTTCTTAAAGAGGATGCAAAAGTTCTAGAGGCACTCAAAGGCGCAGATGCTGCTTTTGCTGCTGCTATGGATGAAACTGGGGAAAAAGTTGTCGATGCTGACATGTTAGACCCACAAAGTAAATTGGATAAGATGGTAGAGGCACATGCTAATGAGCATGGTGTCAACAAATACGCTGCTTTTGATGCCATCAGTAAAACAGCAGAGGGTAAAGCCCTTATCGCTAAAACATACGAAAAGGATGAGTAATCATGGCTGTAACACAATCTCGTGAAACACGCTCTCTAATTGCTGGTGAAGACCTATCATCTTCTCAGTTCAAATTTGTAACTCTAGAGTCAGATGGTCAAGTAGACCTAGCTGATGCTGCAGGTGAGAACTGCTTCGGAGTACTAGAAAATGACCCAGCAGCAGGTGCAGAAGCAACTGTTGTTGTATCAGGTCAAACACGTATCACATGCGGCGGTACAGTCGCAGCAGGTGCGCAACTTCAAACAGACGCATCTGGTGACGCTATCACAGCGGCTGCAGGTGACGTAGTAATGGGCTACGCTATGGAAGCTGGTGTAGACGGTCAAGTAATCGCTATGGAATTGATCCAAGGCGGTAATGTAGTCCCAGCGTAACCTAGAGCAGGAAGGAATATAAACAATGCCTATGCTAACAGCCTCTCAGGTACATATTGATCAGCCGTTAACAAATCTGACCATTGCGTACCTACAAGACCAAAACAACTTTATTGCTGATAAGGTCTTCCCAAACGTAGCAGTCGATAAAAAGACTAACAAGTTCTACGAATATAATCGTGCAGACTTCTTCCGTAACGAAGTGCAGCCTCGTGCGCCACGCACACGCTCACAACGTGTCGGAATGAGCTTGTCAACACAGACATACACTGCAGAAGTTCGTTCATTGTCAACAGACTTTGACTTCGAGACACTAGCCAACGCTGACACAGCACTAGACATTCGTCGTGGTGCATCAGAAATGCTAACACACAATCTATTGATTGATCGTGAAAGCCGTTGGATGTCAACATTCTTCGCCACAAACATCTGGACAACAGAGTATGATGGTGTTGCTAACGCTGACAACGACACTGCAGCAGAAGTCACACAGTGGGATGACTACACAAACTCAACACCAATCGTAGACGTAACTAACGCTCGTCGTGCGATGCAGAAAGCATCTGGTGGCTTCAAGCCAAACAAAATGGTTGTAACTCGTGACGTTCACGATACACTTGTCAACCACCCAGACGTTCTAGCACGTATCAACGGTGGCGCAACAGTTACTAACACTGCTTTGGTAACACAAGCTAAACTAGCGGAAATCTTTGAGGTTGCAGAGTACTACATCGTTGATGCGATTGAGAACACTGCCGCTGAAGGTTTGACAGAGTCACTAGACTTCGTAGCAACTAAGAAAGCTGCGTTGTACTATGCTCCAACTTCCGCTGGCTTGATGGTTCCATCAGCAGGTTACAACTTCACATGGAACGAACTAGATAACGCATCTGGTTACGGTATTGACATTCGCTCATATACTGGTGACTTCCTACGTGTTGAAGGTGTTGCAGAACTTCTAGAAGCAAACATGGCTTACGACCAAAAGGTTGTAGGTGCTGATCTAGGTGTATTCTTCAACACAATCTTGTCATAAGGAGTAGGTGAATGACCCGACCACCTTTCCAATACGACAAGCCAGTGTTCGTTAGAACCCCTCAAGGGTTGCTTATGAACGGTAAGCGTTATGCAAAAGGTGATCTTGTTCCTTGGAAGGAGCGAGGTCTACCTATGAAGAACATTGAACGGTTGTACAATGAACACCACTTGCATCACAACGAAGCACTGGAAGAGTCTGCGAAACCTAAAGTCGGTGACGGTTTAGAAGATATGTCAGTTGCAGAACTGCACATCCTAGTAGAAACTATCAACGACAAGGTTAAGGAAAAGACTAATACGAAAGAAGAGTTTGATCGCAAGAAATGTAAGCGTTCAACTATTCATGCAAAACAGTGTGGGCTTATCCGTTCTTGGAGAGCCAACTACGGTGAGATAGAGGCTGACTAATGGCTTGGACATATGACGAAAGTGATCTTACAACAACTACGACTTCTGGTCGTCTAAATGTTGTTCGACTTCTAATAGGTGATACTGACACAAATGACCAGTTGATCAAAAATGAAGAGGTCACCTTCGCATTGTCAGAAGCTAACGACAACGTCTATTTCGCTGGAGCTTGGGCAGCAGGAACGATTGCCGCACAATTTGCTCGTAAAGTTACCACATCATTAGATGGGGCCTTATCAGCCAACTATAGCGATCTCGCTAAACAGTATAAGGCCCTTTCTGCCGACCTTCGTGAGCAAGGTCAAAAGTATTCCATGACATCTGCAAGTCTTCGTGCTGGTGGTATCTCTAACGCAGTTATCAAAGCTAACAGACAACTTACAGATCGTCCTGATCCTGCCTTTAGTAAAGGTCAGTTTGACAATCCACCATCAGATGAGCAATACATTTCGGATTTTGACTAATGGCTTTCAGAGCTTATGATCTCCTTAAGCTCGTAGAAGAGCATGGAGAAGACCTTACGCTTCGTAAGCAAACCTATGGTGCTTACAACCCTCAAACCAGTTTGACCTCTGGTACAACAACCGATGATTACTCTGTCGTAGGGTATTTCTACACATACAATCTAGGTGTCACTGACCCTGAGAACTTTGCAAGAGGTGGACGTAAGTGTGTTATAGGTGCTTTAGGATTAGCTGTTACTCCAGACACTGATGATGAAATCATAGGTAATGGAAACAAAGTAGTTATAACAAATGTTCTAACAATGTATTCTGGTGGTCAGGCTCTTTGTTATATTTGTGATGTGAGTGAATAATGGCAAATAACCTCAAGAATGCAGAAGTGTTTAGACAGGTTACCTTCCGAATTAAGCAAGCCCAAGAAGAAGCAATACGTGATCGACTAACAGATATTGCTCAGTTTGTGACTTCTATTTCCCCTGTAGATACTGGTGCATATGTTACCTCGCACAGTATGGTTGCTAATAACTCAAACTCTCGTGCTAGAGGTAAGACATCAAAAGGTAAACCTCGTAAGCAAAACAGAGAAGCGTTTCAACAGGAAGGTTTCTCTAATCTCTTGTCAGATATAAATTCTATTGATACCGACAGCTTGACAAGGGTTACATTAAGAAACGATAGTCCTCATGCTAGATACGTTGAAGATGGTAACGGAAACTCTGTAGGGCATCTCGTATATACGAAAACTAGAAGGCAATTCGGATGAGTACCATCTACCAAGATATTAGACGAGGCTTAGAGTACAAGCTATCTCAAGTATCAGGCATCCCAGATATTGCCTATGAAAACATAAACTATGATCCGACAACAGGAACCTCTTGGGTTAGGCCAACCTTTACCCCAACATCACGCCGACCTGCAGTAAGAGGCAGTAGTCCACAACAACTTTACCTTGGGGTATTTAGAGTTGATTGTTTCGTCGCAGAGGGCAACGGCCCTTTGTATGGTGATAACTTAGCCAACAGCATAATAGAAGATTTTGAAGCGACAACAAACATTACCTTCAATGGTAAAATTATTCGCATAGATTATGCTGAAAGGGGGGAAGGTCGCATAGACTCCCCTTGGTATTTCATCCCAGTCAACATTGGCTGGTACATCTATGATTAGGAGAAAATAAATGGCCTTCGCACAGGGTTCACGTTCCACACTGTCTTTCCTAGCTGAAAGCACATTTGGCACAACGCCAGCAGGGAACTTCCAAAACTTACCTTTTACCACACACTCTCTAAACCTATCAAAAGATCGTGTTGCTGGTACAGACATTCAATCAGACCGTCAACCACGAGTTGACCGTCATGGTAACAGAGTTGTAGGTGGAGACATCGTAGCTGACCTTCGTCATGCTGAGTTCGATCTACTCACACAAGCTGCTCTAATGGCAGACAACGACTTCGCCACAGGCTTTACTGCAGGTGACGGTTCTACAACTGTTGCTAACGCAGCTATCGCAGGTACAACACCACAGTTCTTCTCACTAGAAGACTATGCTGCAGACATCGACCAAGCTCGTTTGTTCACTGGCTGTACTGTTAACACAATGTCAGTCTCTATGGCTCCAAACCAGATGGTTTCAACAACCTTTGGTATTGTGGGTAAGGATATGTCAGTATCTGCTACAGAGAAGACACAAGACGCTTCTGCAGGTGAATCACCTTTTGATGCTTACTCAGGTGACATCAAGTTAGGTAACGTAGGTTCTCTAGGCTCAGCTTTGACATTGATCACTGCTGTTGACTTTACTATCACCAACAACTTTGCTCCAACATTGGTTATCGGTGAAAGTACAGCGTCTGCACTAGAGTTCGGTATGATCAACGTCGAAGGTACAGTATCTGCATACTTCGAGGATGACACACTACTTAACCGCTTCTTGAACGAGACTGAGTCTTCACTAGAGGTGTCAGTTGGTGATGGTTCAAACACACTAACATTCTTATTCCCACGTATCAAAGTTAACTCTGCGGATGTGGGTGTAGACGGACCAACTTCACGTATCGTGAATATGTCTTTCGTTGCTCTTCGTGACACATCAGACTTGTCGTCTTCTACAACAGACACAAACACAATCCTGAAAGTTCTTAAGTCAGGTGCGTAAGTAATCCCTAGCTAGGGCGAGGGGAGTGGTTGTCGGGTGCTGCTCCCCTCATTTAACTAACCCGATTGTCAACTCGAAAAGGAAACTCGAAATGGACTTGATGAATATTGGTAAGATGAAAGAAACTACTGAGGTTATCCTGTATAATCCAGTTAACTCAGAAATCCTTATGAATGAAGACGGAAGTGAAATGTCTGTTACAGTATACGGACCTTACTCTTCCAAATACAAAGCAATCTCGCACAACCAACAGAACCGTCGATTGATGAAAGCTCAACGTACTGGTGGTAAGTTGAACCTAAGTGCTGAAGAGATTGAAGCATCTGCGCTTGACCTATTGATTAAGTGCGTTGCAGATTGGGACATTACTTTAGGTGGCGAGAAACCTGAGTGTACTGAGAAGAAAGTGCGGGAAGTGTTTGAACAACTACCTTGGGTACGTGAGCAAGTTGATGCTGCTCTTGGGGATACTCAATCTTTTTTGGACAGGTCCAATCAGAACTAGAGACTTTTGCTGAACAATCGTTCAGACTTAGTCGTAAGGTTAAAGGCTCCAATGCCACCGAAAGAGATCATTTAGAACAAGTAGCAAAGCAGTTAGGCAAAACAGTTGAAGAACTTGATACAAAATTCAATGACACTGTATTCCCTGACCTTGCTGCTCATATTTGGGCCACCTTCCTTGAGTTACACGATGGTAGAACTTACGGAATGAGTGGCCCTAATCCTATCTCATATGACATTATTATGGGATGGTGTTACCTGAACGAAATAAAACTTACCCCTTGGGAAATATCCGTAGTGAA